AAAAGAAGCTGCTGAGGATAAAGAACATCAAATTGAAGTTCTTGGAACCTTTGTCAGGTTAGGTGTAGTCGTTTGGTCGGGATTCATAATCACTATGAATTACGTTGAATTACCAATGATCAAGAAAGCTGGTAACTCAGATATCACGTTCGTAGCGTCGGTATTCACTGGAGCACTTGCAACTTTTGGCTTGACTACTGGTAATAAGAACGGCAATAACAACAAACCTGTCAACTGTCCAATGGCAAAGAAAAAGGAAGAATGAACAAATGGTTTTTACTCTTCCTACTGGCATCACCCACGGTAGCGAGAGCAGAATTAGTAACCCCAAACTTCACCCAGGGTTCGATGAACAGTACAACAACAACGACTCAAGAGATCGTAGAGGAAATAACTACGACAACCTATGGGTCTGCATTAAACAAATGGTCTGGGGAAAATATAAACCATACCTCAGCAACATCTGGAGGAATAGTGGATTCAGATTCAGTATTCTCAATTCACACAGCTGGAGATCCATTTACTCTAGAAGTAACAACAAGAGCAGCCAGCCAGGTTCTCTCGGTCACAGAAATAGAAAGAGAAATCGACACTACATCTACTACGGTTTCCTTGTCAGTCTTCTCTCAATAGCTCCAGTAAGAGCAGAGGAGAACAATGTCTCCAATCCAGTAGCAGCTGCAACGGGAAATGTAACCAACCAAGCGGTGCAATTCCAGAACAATGGAGCACCGTCAAGACAGCACTACGGACCTAACATCTCATGTAATGGAGCAACTATGACTTTCTCCCCATTCTATATGGGGAATCATACGAAACCTTGGGATATAGATGAAAACGGTATGAGACCTTCCAGCTACACGATGGCTGAAAACTGGGGAGGTCAAATCAACTTCATGATTCCATTAGATCGTGCAGGTCTAAATAGATGTAGAAGCATTGCCGCAAGGCAAGAAGAAAAAATGAAACTTGACTACGAATTAGTCAGAGTTTTGAAGTGTGCAGAGTTACAGCAAAAAGGCTTCATGCTTATCCCAGGTAGTCGTGCTTACGAAATGTGTAGTGATGTAATTGCTATTGCATCTTGGAAGAAAGCAGAAAAAGAAGTTCTTCAATGTAAGTCTCCACCAAAACCTTGGTATAAACCTTGGAAAGATACAACACCTAAATGTATAAATAAAAAATGACATCCTTCATCGTTTGGATATGTCTATCAACACTTATCTTTATTTTTTTAAAAAACACCATTAACACACCATGATCGTACTTATCAAGCCCATCCTTATGGCATTCCTCAGCTCATCTGCTGTTAAGGAATTAGTTATACAACTACTAGAAGCTTACGCAGAATCTACTGATAACACCATAGATGATAAGGCAGTTGAACTGATTAAAAAAAACTTATTTCCAGGTAGTTAATTATGGGATTATTAGACGGAACTTTACAGCAAAAAATTTTGCGACTTGAGAAACTTACTGATCCAAAACAAGTTGGAGCAGGTAGTAAAGCTAATCAACGAGCAATTGATGAGTTAAGAAATCATATCAACAGAATCAAAGCTCAGAAAAAGAAAAAACCTAATAAATCAAAACTTAAATCATCTAACTATGCGTGATTAATTATGGCATTCAAAATGACGGAAGAGGAGTACGAGAAGATTAAGAAAGGTCTTTATGGACCTCCTAACCCACCTGCACCTAAACCTCCTGCACCTACACCACCTAAAGCTAAAAAAGGACCACCAAAAAGTAAGAAAAGATATAACCCCTTTAAAGATGGTAGTACACCTACCAGTCGTTCATATGGGACAGGTCCGTAATGAAGAAAGCCACTGAAGACCAATTTAACGAATTACATAACCTCGTCACAACAGAATTCCTTAAACGGGTTAAAAGTGGCGAAGCTTCTACCCAAGATTTAAAAGCAGCCTGTGATTGGCTTAAAACTAATGACATTAGCGGTATTGCATATGACGGCAACCCACTCTCCAAGCTTGCAGCCGTAATGCCAAAAGTAGATCCAGAACTAGTACAGAGCAGACTTTATGGGAAGAACAGGACCGCCTCTTAAACCTTTTGATCAGCTAAGTCCAGCTGGTAAAAGTCAAAGGAAAAACCCAACAAAACACCGAGCATATAACCTTGCTCAAGGTAAAAAAGACTCAGAAAAGAAAGATCGAGCTGAGCACAACAGAGAACGTAGAAAACGAAACATTTACGGAAAAATGAAACCAGGAGGCCAAGTTTTAAGTCGTAAAAAGAATGGAAAGTTTAGCCTAATGATTCAAAAACGTAATTCAGCTGCAAACGGCTCTGGAAATAGATCTCGATACGCATGACCCCACTACTACCTACCCCTAAACACTATTTATACAACCTAATAACCATGACAAATTCAGACGCTAAAAAGCTCTGGAGAAGAGCTATTAAAGAGCACTTCAATTGTACATGCGTTTATTGCGGAAACAATTATGAAATTAATGAACTTACACTCGATCACGTTAAAGCTAAAACCAATGGTGGAGAGGATCTTACAAGCAATTTGGTCCCCGCCTGTAAACAGTGCAATCAAGGGAAAGGTAGCAGTCATTGGCTCAGATGGATGCGTCAGACATATGGACATAACCCTCTGAGAGAACGACTAATTATTAGTCACATCACATAACACACCCACAAAGCAATATCTCGTAGCCGTCCGAAAGGGCGGCTTTTTTTAATGGCATATAAACCTTTTAAGGTTGATAAGGATTTGTCATGGGAAGAGAAAAAACAAAAGTATAAAGCTGCTGCTAATAAGTTTAAAAAAGCTAATCCAGATAAGGATTTAAAAGCCTTTTATACTAAACATGGTCAATTAACTCAACCCGATGGTACTAGTCTTCAATTAAAAAATAAAGCTAACACTGGCCAACCTCCTGACTTCCAACCTAAACCAAAAGCAACTCATCAAGCTTCAGCTAATAAAAGAAACTTTCATTTAAAAATTAGTAATGAACATCTTTCAAAAGAAGAATTAGCTGCATGGGAAAAAAATAGAAAAGAGTTAAATAAACAAAAACTACAAGCGGATCATGTTAGAGAAGTACAAGAAACAGGTCCAGAAATAGAAACCTTAAGAAAATGGAGAAAGAAAGGTTTAATTACAGAAAAAGAATTTCAAGAAGGACTAAAGAAAATTAGAAAAGTTGGTTCTGGTAGTGATATAAAGAAGAATCTACAACCTTTAACAGGTAAGGAAAATTCAGTTAAACAAGAACAAGTTGGAAGTAAAAATAAATCTCTAGAAAAACTTGAAAGACGTAATCTAAGTGACAGATTGAAAATAGGTCCATTTAAAGGAAAAACATTTGGACAAATATTTGCTTTTGATAAAGGCAACTCCAAACAGAATTATCAGATGAAGATAAATCCTGATGGAACTACAGCACTTACTAAATCTAGAAACTTCAACTTACCTAGAATTGATCCTAATAATCCACTACTGAAATTAGCAGGGTTAAACCCTTTAGGACAAGGAATAAGTACAGTAAACCATCTACTTAAAATTGGTTCAGGTGAAGGCTTTATAGATATGGCTAAAAGGGAAATAGAAGCACAACAAAATGCAAATATTGCCTTTAATGATGCTAAGTACTTTAATTCGCTTATTAAAGAAGAAGCTGAGAAAGCTTATCGAAAAAACAACCCAGAGGGATGGGAGAATAGAGAATTTAATGAGTACTTTAATAAAAACGGCAACAAGAAAAATCTAATCTCTAAACTAAAGATTAAGCTGAATGGCAATAAAAAGAAGCTAGAAGCCTAACAAAAGTAGTCAAACGATAAAACATACATGGAGAACCCTTTAGAGGCTCTACAGGACGATTTCAAGCTGTTTCTGACCGCTTTATGGGAACAGCTAGAACTCCCTCCACCAACAAGAGCACAATTCTCAATTGCAGACTATCTACAACACGGTCCTAAACGTCTACAGATCCAAGCTTTCCGAGGAGTCGGTAAATCATGGATTACAGGTGCGTTCGTTTTGTGGACACTCTTCAAAGACCCAGAAAAGAAGATCATGATTATTTCTGCCTCTAAAGAGAGAGCAGACAACATGTCCATCTTCCTACAGAAACTAATTATTGAAACACCTTGGTTAACACACCTACAACCAAAAAGCGACGACAGTCGTTGGTCCAGAATATCCTTCGACGTAGCTTGTTCTCCTCATCAGGCTCCAAGCGTCAAAAGCGTTGGTATTACTGGACAACTAACTGGTTCCAGAGCAGACCTCATGGTCCTCGACGATATCGAAGTCCCTGGAAACTCTATGACGGAGATGATGCGTGAAAAACTTCTTCAACTTTGCACAGAAGCCGAAAGTATCCTTACACCCAAAGCTGATAGCCGTATTTGCTATCTCGGGACTCCTCAGACTGTGTTTACTGTTTATCGTAAGTTGGCAGAGCGTTCATACCGTCCGTTCGTTTGGCCAGCAAGATATCCCCGTAAACTCTCACAGTATGAAGGATTAATAGCTCCTCAACTACAGGAAGACATCGATAATGGTGCTGAACAATGGGATGTAACTGACCCAGACAGATTTAGTGGTGACGATCTCATAGAACGTGAAGCATCTATGGGTCGAAGTAACTTCATGCTTCAGTTCATGCTTGATACTTCATTAAGTGATGCAGAAAAGTTCCCTCTTAA